ACAATACATAGGCTGTTTGATTATATCCCTCCGCAATATAAGAAGATTATGGAGAAACTCTGTGTCAAGGAACTGCCACGATCTGTCCTTCCACTTATTGTAAGTATGAGGACACACCAATTCAACTATATCAAAATAAGAACCTAGTTCTCTTATAATATCATATCTATTCATATCATCCATTTTTTAAATAATGCAAAATAACAATACCACGATAACCTGATCCTCCTCGACCGCCTGCGGCCCCATTATTAGAAGCTTTAGAGGCTCCTCCTCCGCCACCACCATAATAAGTGGCATTACCTCCATTTTCGCCATTAATAATAGCGCCATCAACATCCTTAGCTCCAGCTCCATCACCTCCTCCGTGATTGCCACCTTTACCTCCGGATAAAAAGCCAAAACCCCATCCTCTTGTATAAGCTCCCGATCCACCACCAGCGCCCATAGGATAAGGGTATCGGTCAGGATATTTGTTGTTAAAAACATATGATCCATCTTGCCCTGGATTTCCCGGGGAAGGATCATTGCCATCCCCTTCAACTCCATATCCGCCTATTCCACCTTTGCCGGCAATAGCCTGATATATACCGAATATACTATCACCACCTATATCTCCGACAACCACCCTATATGTAACACCTGGATTTACGGGTATAGTCCCAGTCAGTACACCACCTCCGTTGCCGCCACTCCCGGCATTATATATATCGGAATATCCTCCATTAAGACCTCCGGCGACCAAGGCGAACTCAATCTCATAGACCCCATCAGGAACTTCCCAATATCCATTATCCTGAGGAGACAGTTCCTCGAATACCTCTACTATCTTCACCTTGGGTAGCATCCTTCTTCTCATCATAAAGCAAACAGGATTTTACCCCCCCCCCATTTATATTTTAAAACACTAATATTAAACATATTATTCCGGTTTTATCGTCCATCTCTGGGCGTAGTTATTTTTTAGCACATATATCTTCTCCATAGGTGTAGCGGGAGACCCGTTGGACTGGCCTTTCACGAATCCCTCGGGGGCCTGCTCCGTGCCGGAAGGACGCTGGTTTTCGGTTGGATAAATAGCATTATACATGCTTACCGAAAGACTATAGAACTGGTTCCTCTTCCCATCCTTAGCCACGGATGTCATAGTAATCTGATCCCATCCTACAACAAGGTCGTAGAAGGAGTTTACGAAATCATCTGATCTTTTTTGGCTATGAGTGGATGCATTCACGTCAAACCGTGTAATAG